ATTAAGAGGTAGATTAATGGCGATGATGAAAGTTCAGGTCGCCATGACTATCTCTAAGATGCTACTTGTTCACTAGCTACGTCGCTATCGTCAACTGTATGACCAGCGATTGTATTACACTGAGAGACTTGATCTGATTTAGATGCATTCTCATTGTAAGGTATGAACCAACGATCTCCTGTAGCATTAACTACATACTTGACTTGGAAATCGTTAGCTCTTTGGTCTGGATTGTATGCCATTCCCATGATTAGTATCCTTTAGATTTTATTTTCATTGCGGGTGATTTCTTAGTAGCTTTTTTAGCTGCTGCTTTCCCTGCTTTAGTGTAGGGATACTTCTTACCATTAACTGTTGGCATGATTAAAATTGTAAATTAGATCGTTCTAGTTTATCGTAGATATCTTGACGATACGCAGGGTCAGCTTCATAACGAGGATCACTCATTGCTCTAACTACTTCAGCTTGACTACGGAAGTTATCTCCTTTAGCTTGAGCTGGTTTACCTGTTAATAGTTTACCTTCAACTCCTACACCATCGTTGTACTTAGCAGCTAGTGCTTGTACAGCAAAGTAAGCAGCATCAGTATTACCAGATTCCATTACTTTATCGTAACGAGTTATGTCAGCTTCATCAAAATTCTTTGATGCCCACTGAAGCATGGTATTATATTTATCAGCTCCACCGACTGAGTTTTGCAGTTCAGTTGCTTGTGTCTCAGTAAGTTCAGATGTAGTTTCTTTCTGTCCAGATCTGTAGTTAAGATATAACTGTGCTACATCCGCTGATTTCATACCGTTAAGTTTATCTAAGATCTCATCAGAATATTTATCATTCTTAGATTCATTCCAAAGTTCTTCTAAAAATGCAGAAGAATCATCTGGTTCCTCTTCTTTCTCTTCAGCTTTAGGTTCCTCTTTAGGTTCCTCTTTAGGTTCCTCTTTTTCAGACTTACCTAGTTTTCCTTGAAGTTCTATGTATGCTTTCTCTAATTCCTGAGCATCTTTATACTTACCAGCTAAGAGATTATCCTGTTGCTCTTCTAAAGCCTCACCTACTTTCAGTGATTCTTGTTCTTCAGCAGTTAATTCTCCTTCTACTTGCTCATTCGCATCATACGTTAGTGTTGCCATTCTGGGTGATTACTGTAAGGTTTCCTAATCCAACTGTGGTTACTTCATTAGTACCGGGTGCTTTAATAGTTGGCTTACCGACTTTCATTTTCGGTGCGTATTTATTTTCTGTCTTGGCCTCTTCGGGTGGTTTAACAACTTTACGTTTAACCTTCCGTGGGCGACTCGGCTTGGCGTTCTCCACCTAATTGCTCCTGTAGTTGTGGGTTTTTACTTGGGTCCATCATTGGTGATTGCATCTCTGCTTGACGCATCTCCATTTGCTGTTGTTGTTGTACAGCTGCCTGACGTTCTTGTTGTATCTCTTGCATACTTCTTACTAGGTTTAGTGTATCTATACCTTGAGCTGCAGCGAGACGTTTAATAACTTCTTCAGGGTTGATGTATTGTTGTGTAGCTTCTGGTCCCATTGTTTGTGAGATGGTTGTAAGGAATTGCCCAAGACTCTCACGATCTTGTCCTCTGCCTAGTGCATTAACACCTGCGACAATGGTAGGATTAACAATACCCTTGGGTATCTTAGGTATCTCACCAGTCTTTTGGAATACACTCAGCTTTCTATTTAAGTATGGCACTAAGAACTCAGTCGTAAGTACACTAAATAGTCCACCTAACTGTTGCTCTAGTTCCATTTGTGTCATCCGAACTTCCTCTGCTGTAGTACGTTCTGATTGACGTACTGATAGTATAAGGAATGCTTCTGATAATCTCTTCTCTAGGTTTTGTATCATCTGATATGCCGTGGCAAAGTCAGCTTGTTTCCCAACCTGTACTACACCTATGTCATCAGGTCTACCCTGAACTATAGCACCATTACCTGCAGCTGCAAGAGTATGAGGTTTAGTTGTACTAGAAGGTGAGACAACAAAGACAACCTTAGCTGCCGCTGCACTACCTTCAGTGATTGCTTGTGACAGAGCTTCAACTGATTTAAGGTCACCCATAAATTCTTCAACTCTACCACGTCCATAAGGCTCACCATCTACTGTATTAAATCGTAGAGGTAACCACGGATTAGAATCTAATGGTGCTTTACTTATTGACTTAGGTATAATTTTATCATTAACTTCTTGATGCCAAAGTACTCTGTTGTTATCACGCTTGACGTGAGTATATACTTCAACATCATCTCTACCTACTGATGTGTCATCACCTGCTTCATTAGGTTGAGAGATTAACTCAGCCTCAAATTCAGGTAATAATTTTTTGCTAATTTTTTCTTTGGTGACAATTTCTATAACATTACCGTTGCCATCTCTTTCTAATACATAACGATGTAAAGGGAAAAGTTTTAAACCTTCCTTACCCATAAAGACTAACGCATTGCCTGCTACTACCAAGTGTTTAAGAGCTTGGTGTATAACAACACGATCATCTGATGCTGCAATAGATTCCATAATGGTTTTCTCTATCTTAGCAAAGGATAAATCTAATTCAGTTTTAACTTGTGGATCAACTTGACCAAGCATGGCATCGTTGACTTGAAGTTTAAAGAAACTTGTGTTAGGAGGTACGAGAGCTAGTTGCAATTTAGCTGCTAATGTAACTGCACCTTTGGCTCCAATCGATTGCCATGGTGTAGGTAATTCTTTAGCACCTTTATGCCACTCTTCTTCTCCACGAATTAAATAAGGTAGTGTTAACTTCGCCGCTTCTTCTGCTATGTTTAAAAATTGTGAACGGTCTGTTGCTAAACTGTCGTATCTAGTTTTAGCTGACATTATATATTAAGTGATTGAATTTGTAATTGTCTGCCTAATTGATTAGTACCAAGTGAAGACTCACCTGATTTAAATTTCTTAGATCTCTTAAGTCTAACACCTTTAGCACTAGCACCTGCTTTACTATAAGCAGAACTTCTAATACCCATATCAAACTGAGGTGAAGCATCAATACCACCTAACGTGTTATCGAATTCAGTCTTAGCGTCTTTATAAATTGGACTTTCTGGTGGACTAGCATCAAAGTCCTCTGTTTCTGGTGGATCTGGATCTGGATCTCCTGTTGCTGGTCCTGTTGCTGGACCTGTTGCTGGACCTGTTGCTGGACTTGTGCCTGCTGGATCTAAATCCGACCCATCGTAAGCTGTATCATACAACGCCCAAGGATTATCACCTGTGTTAGGTGGTGTGAGTGTTTCTATATCTTCCGATGTAGGTAACTGACTTATACCACCTTCTGCTGCAGGGTTAGCATCAGCATACTGGTTAAGAAGGTTACCAATCGTCATCTGACCTTTGGTAAAATTATCTAACCCTAATTTATAGGCTTCTGGATTTACTTTCTTCATCTCGTTAGCCTTGATTTCACTGCTAAGATTTTTCTGTTGGTGTGTATAAAACCCAGTTTCGTTAAGATCTTTTATAGACTGTTGTAAAGGAGTTACTTGAAGGCTATCAATCTGTTGTTTGTCATCCGCTAATGTACCCAAACCTCCGATACCAGTGTTCGCAGCTTTAATTTGCTGCCGCTCAAATTCCGCACTACTTAACGCTGCTCTATAAGCATTATCAGAAAGATCATCCATTTGTGTCTGACCTAAATGGTAAGCCAACCCCTTTTTATCTACATCTCTTTGAAGGACATCAGAATAAACATCTTTAACTCCTGCCTCTTCACTGAAAAGGAAGTTTTGTGCTATCTCTTGTATAGATTTACCACCTTGTAGTTCACCTAAATGATATACAGCTCCTTGAATATCAGTTTCTCTCCCTAACCCAGCTGTGTATAATTTATCAATCATTTGTTCTTGGGTGTGGGTTGATTTAGCTAATTCCTCTGGTGTTAAACCTGCTATCTTTTCAAGAAAACTTCTACCTTGTGTGTCATCTGATGCACCCCAAATATTCTCACGTTCTGCAGCATAAGGATCTTTTAATATCTTATCACCTTCTTTAGCATACTGACCACCAGTTAGATAGTCTACACCCTTAACAGAGTAAGTTGATTGGTCTACTGCTTCAACACCACCACCTGCCATAGCTTTAAAACTACCGGGGACATCCTTATAATTAGTTAAATTAGTGTAAGCAGTAGAGTCAGGCATACCACCTAAATTAGAGTATGCTTGAACCTGCTTATCATAAGCTGCTTTTTGTTGTTCAGTTATTGCTTCCTTATATAATTGTGTGTTAAGATCCTCTGGGTTATAACCTGTTTTATATTTCCATGAGTTTGCCATCACTTAACCTCCACTTTATTAGCTGCACTGTTAGGTGGTTCTGGTTCACCTAACCAAGGATGATTCTCTATCTTCATGTAATCTCGTGAACGATCTCTTGGAATGTAAGGTTTGATATCTAAACTTAAAGCCTCTGGTTTATCAGGTCGTTCAGGTTGAGGTGTCATACCAGAAAGAACTCTTTCGTTACCATTCTCCAATCCTGTATAGAATATACCATTATCTTCATCAGTTAGTGATTGATCAGAAGTTATCTGTACTCTTTGTGGCATTGCAGGTGGTTGGATTCTAATAGTATTTAAAACCTCTCCACTTGTCATACTTTTTTCAAGACCTACCCATTCACCAGTCTCTTCGTCTTGTGTGAAATCCATCCAAGGTTTCCATCGTGAAATACGAGCGTCTTGGTTTCTTTGATACTGTTTATTATAAGGCTTCCAATCAGGTAAAGCTCCTTCGGTAACTTGTGTTTCAAGATGCTCTTGGAATTCTGTGTAACTTCCTTTATCAATTTTCCAATCTCTAATTACCCCATTACCTGCTCTAATTTGGCCTGCATTAGTGTAAGGATCTTTCTGGAATTCAAATAAAGATTTACCTTCCCATTGATGTTTAGGATTTTCTATAATATCATCTGTAATACCACGCCATAAATGACTGTCATTATATGAGTTGTAATCTATCTGATTACCGGGGCTGTTGTCTGTCTTTAAACCTACTAAATCATGGAACATATTCTTTGCGTTCCATACCCCATCATCATCGTATGTTACACCACGATATAAATCCATTCCCCAAGAAGAGTCATCACCTAACTCAGCTTTAGCTGTAGTGCTCAACCCATCCCAGTAATTATCATACTCACGAATCACATCTAGTCTTTCGGATTCAGACATCTGACCCCACGCACCGGAACCATCTCCGATACCACGTGAAGAACGGTATGAATGAACACCTCCATCAGACCAATCTAATCCTGCAGCTTCTAGGTCTTGTATTGCAGTTTCATTAGACTCCCAATTTATATCCTCATCGGGAGTCCATCTCATAAATTTATCATAACCCATCGCTTCTTACCTCTTCCATTCTGTGAACAAACCACTCAACCACAGAGCGTTGTCCAGATCTGTACATAATTTTTTGCATTGAATCCTCTGGGTTTGGTGTGATTGGTG